CGGACTCGACGAACGAACGCGAAACGAATTGAAGTTGGAAGCCGCCGAGTCCGCACTGGCCGACCTGCGAGCCCTCGCCGACCGGCTGGCGGAGGCGGCTGGGCCAGCAATCGAGCAGTTGTATAGCTATGACCACGGACCCGGCTTTTGGGCGGCGCTGCCTTTAGAGAAAGCCCTAACCGCCTATCGGGAGGTGGAGTGATGCCTAAGAAGTGGGACCTGATTGATTTACTAGAGCGCGGACTAAATGCCGAAGGTTTCGATGGCCTCTACCACGAGGATGGGGACTGTGCGTGCGAGACGGGAAATCTCGCCCCGTGCGGAGAGCCCTCTCCTTCGTGTGCTGCGGGGTACAAGACTTTTGAGTGCCCGGAAAGGCTGGACCAAGATGCGGAGTTTTACATCGTCTCCGAACTACCAGCAGCGCGGGAGGTGGAGTAAAAAGAAGCCGGGTTGGTGGAACTGGTATACACAGCAGACTTAAAATCTGCCGACCGTTAGGTCATGCGGGTTCGACCCCCGCACCCGGCACCATGCTCCCGTAGCTCAGTTGGTTAGAGCCCCGTTCTTATAAAGCGGTGGTCGCGGGTTCAAGTCCCGCCGGGAGTACCAAATTTGAAACAAGGAGAATGCCATGGGATGGCAAGTAGATTGGGAAGGTGTGGACGGAACGTGCAAGGACAGCGAGTGGGCTCAGTATCTGACTGACCTGATAGATATTGTCCGAAAGGTCTCAACGGAAAAGGCCGCTTGCTCTATCTCCATCCAGAAGGTTGATGAGGAGGATTAATCATGGGCAAAGTCAAGGACATGGATAGCAAGGAAGAACGGATGGCTCAGATCCACGATGAAATTCAGGATCTACAACAGGCAGTGTCTGATCTGAAGATGCGATACCGCAACCTTGTGGATCAGGAGCAGCGCCGGGACGAGAGCTACGCCAATGAGATGAAGCAGAACTCAGTTGTCGAGTAGTGCAGCCATGTTAGTTGGTATGCTACATTGCAACTCAAGTCACGAATCTATCGTGCAAAACAGGAGAATGTAAAATTGGATGCTGCACAGCGTCAGCTAGTAATTTCCCTACCTAAGAGTGGGGGGCAGAGAGTGAAGGACGCTCTCAAGCAGGTTGCCTCAACGAACCACCGCACTGTGAGCAACCTCACCTTCATCATCATCAGCGAGTGGCTGGAGAAGAACGGTCACCTCGACGACGAGGGGCTCCCGTCACCCGACTCTGAAGGCGAGTTCTAAATCCATGAGGCAAGACACGCTGCGTGAGCTTACGAAGTTGATGTTTGATCTTCGCAGCAAAGCGTGTGTTGCCCTGGATGCAGGCGAGACTGTGTTCAACGTGGAGCAAGCACTTGAGTCTGAACTGATTCAGTTTGTCCAGTTGAGCGGGGAGAATGAGTCACTGCAATTCGTTGTAGACTGGATACTCAAGGATGTGCATTCGGCTTAGTAAGGAGAAGTAAGAATTGTTCACCGGCAAGCAGAACGAAAAAGAAGTTGTGATGCAGCTTGATATTGACGAAAACATGTTGTGGGACGAAGAACTGACCAAATTAGGGACAACGGAACTACCTTATTCTCTGCTGTTCTGTTCAGACGGAAGTGTGATCGTTGGATACGGGAACGTGGAAATCCAAGAAGTACGCTGGTATCCCTGCTTTGAGATGGTCAAGTTCTACTCAACCAAGTTCGACATCAATAACTACATAGAGTTTGTTCCAAACATCAATACGATCTCCACTATGTACCTATTGCCGGGACCGCCTGAGTAATAAAAAGCCCCGCCAGTTAATTCTGGCGGGGCTTTTTTTATTTGCCCTGCGATCCGATCACTCTCCTCGGATCCCTGAACATGTTTGTCTTGTAGAAATGCGACAGACTTTCTAGGCATGGGAGCAAGAGCTTCGCAGCTACCTCGGCGAACTCTTTCTTTTCAGGCTTAGACCTTGGGAAAGTATGCGCTGAGTCAATGAACTTCATCAGTACAGAAGCTCGTCTTTCTCCGCATTCGTTTACCACCCATCGGTATGGGGATGAGAAGCACATGCGTCTCTCCGCCATATGGTTAGCTGCCTTCCTAGCTGGCTGATGACTCCCATCGGAATCCAGTATTGGACTCGACACATAGATCCCAGACTTTGAAACATCCTCCATGAACAACACCGCTGCTTCATGATGTGGTTGCTCGATCATGAACTCGATGAACAACACATCAAAGATAGTTTGATCAGAGACCTTGAGCTTCTTGATGTAACCCTTGATGTCTACCGACTCTTCACTCAGCGAGAACTTCTCTCTCTGCTCAGGGGTCATCAAGATCTCAGAAATCAAAGTCATCGAAGTTCGTTTTCGATGCTTCCTTGATCGTCTTTTCATTTGCAATTCTCCCCTCAAAGTTGACGGAGAAGTTTCCGTTCAGTGGATTGAAAGCCATATCGCAATCCCCAATCGAACCGATCCATGGGAAGCGAGCCTTCCAGCAGCGAAGCTTGGAAATACCATCATCCATCCGGTCAACAGTGAGACCTGCATCAGCGATGTTGAAGAACGCCGATGAGCCAGCGACATCGTAACCACTAGGGCTAGGCACCTTCCCGTCTGGTGCCCGATACATCTTAGTGGGGTGAGCACACAGGATGACGGCACAGTCATGATCCTCGGCAAACCTCTTCAGTCCAACCAAGAGCTTGTTGATCTGCAACACACCCTCAGCCCCATCTTCTGCGGTGGTGAGGAAGTTGTAAGGATCGATCTGAACAATGCGCGCCCCAGTTCTCATGATCGAGATAGCAGCACGCTCCATCACTGAGTTGATAGAGGTGTCCGATGTATCAAGGAAAGTGAAATTGTTCTGAACCCAATCAAGAGCAACCTCAAGCTCATCCTTGTTCATCTTGTACTGACCATCGAATGGCTTGCCGAGGTAGACCGAAGCCATCTGGAGAACATGAACTTCGGTAGGAGTCTCAGCGGACATAATCACCGATCCCCAACCAGTCCGGCTTGCCAAGTTCACACTGAGCCAAGTCAAGAAAGAACTCTTCCCTGACCCCGGAATGCCGGTGAGGATGGTGAGTGTCTGCGGGTTCACCCTATAGACCTTGTCCAAGTCAGGGATCCCCATTGAGATGCCTCGATCCATGCCATTCTCATAGAGAGACATGGCGATACTTCGGAACTCCTTCGCATCACGGATGCCACTGACAGGCCAAGGCGTTGCACGAATCAGCGTACTCGAAAGTGCCTCGGCCCCCTTCTTCGTGAGGACTTCGTTCGCATCCTTGCAGTCATCGTCATAGGAGACAACCCAACACTTACCTCGACCAACACGGCGAACGATCTCTTCTGCAAGGATCTTTCCGGGTTCATCGTTGTCAGTCGCAATGATGATCCTATCCGCCTTCTCGATCTTTTCCCTAGCGTTCATCAGGTAGTCATACCGACGAGACGAGATCCCGGTACTGGGCTTACTCGGTGCCCCACTCGGAACACTCACTGCGAATACACCGATCTCTCTGTAGGAAAGAGCATCGATCTCCCCTTCGCAGATAACCAAGTCACCTTCATCGAAATGCTGGATGCCCCAAAGCTCTTTGGCTGATCCCGTTTGAGTGAAGTTCTTATCGAGGTCACGCCACTTGATCGCCTTCGACCCATCAATGTGGGTGTACTTGAAGCCTACGCATGTTGTGATCTCGCCCTTCGACCTGATCCATACATCTCCACAGACAACATCACTGGACAGTGTTGTCTCAGGGGATATGCCCCGATGCGCCTCCAGCCACTTGACGTACTCCTCAGTCGGAGGCCCGTACTCAACATCAAGATCCTTAGGTGCTGAGTTGATCGGGACAATCTCCGCTTCCTGAAAGTCGTAATCCAAATCCAAACCATCCCCCTTGAAATTGACCCTTCCCTTTTCATCACAGTGCCAGCACATATACAAGGCATGGTCATCGTTAACTGTGATCGAAAGAGTTCTCTCGTTCTTCTTCTTCCTGTCTGGGCTGCACGCGGGGCACACCGCGCGGACACTCCGGCCCATACCATCAGGAACAATCCTGCTGCTTATGTAGTCAACAATTTCTGCGCTCAACCTATCCCCCCTGAGTTCGCAAGACTCTTCAACATGTTTACGCATTGCTTTGCAATCGGCTCACGGGCTGCGCCTTGAATCTCATCAATGCCCCTGAAGACATCGGTGACCCAATCGTCATCCCATCCACTTGCATCGCACATCAATCGGAACTCTTCAGACTCGATCCAATCGAGAACCTTTAATCTGTCTGCTCCGTCATCGGATGATCCCAGATCGCTGAGAGCGGAAGCGATGACACGCCGAGCGAGCTTTGAAATTCCGGCAGAGGCTTCACGATGATCTCGCACCTTGGATTCCCCTTATCCAATCCCCACAAAGCCATTGATGCTTTGACTTGTCGGTCGTTTTTGTATGCATACCCCTGCAACAAATCTTGTACGAGGTCTATGCATGCAAGGTCTGGTCTCCTGCTCGCATACCAAACATTCACTTGTAGAGACACATCACATTCATACGGATCTTCCATCGGAACACACTGGCTTTGAAACTCTCGTGAGTAAGCCATCGCCTTTGCAGACTTGATGATCCTTGGACTTCCCTTGACTTTTATGATGCGCCTCTGGTTCTTTGCGCTTGCAGGCTCACCTTGAATAACACAACGAAATTCGTTTTCCACTGTTGCTTTACCCCAAATAGAAACTACCATGCACCCTCGCGTAACCGAAGGAAACAAATAAGTGAAGACAACCAATAAGCATCAACTCCCTGAAGCCTTCATGCGGTTCGCAGAGAAGAACGCTTACTCGAAAGGCGATGCCGATATCTCGGTGACATCTTTAATCGATAGCCCCAGAGTGTTCAATCTTCGCCAGCATCACGATGAAGAGATATCTCAAGACATCAGCGAGCAGGTCTTCTCCCTACTCGGCACCGCTGTTCATCTAGTCCTTGAGCAGGGAGCAAGTAAGGACTCGATCGCAGAAGAGCGCATCTTCCTAGACCTTGAGAAGTCAGGAGGCAAGAGGCTCAGGCTGTCCGGCGCGATTGATTTGCAGACCCCCAGCAACGGAGGTTGGATCCTCAGCGACTACAAGACGTGCAGTGCTGCAACCTTGATGTACGCGCAAGAAGGCAAGCCTGAATGGCATAAGCAGTTGAACTGCTATGCGGAGCTTGTTGAAGAAGGCAAGGGTGAGAAGGTTGTTGGCCTTGAGGTCATTGCAATTTGCAGAGACTGGACTGCCTCAAAGGCTTACCAAAGAGGCTACCCTGAACTGCCAATCGTAAGGATCAGCATCCCCATGTGGACAAGCGAGCGCCGCAAGGAGTACATCGAGAGCAGGATTCAAGCTCATCAAATACAAAAGCTTTGCAATGCTCAGGATCGATGGGCTAAGCCGGGCAAGTTTGCAGTGATGAGAGAGAATAGATCAAGAGCAGTCAAGATCTTTGACACAAGGAAAGGAGCAGAAGACTACATAGAAGAACTAAGAGGAGGCGGATACTCGGTTGAGTACCGCCCCACCAAGCACATAAGGTGCGAGAATAACTACTGCCAAGTGGCTGACTTTTGTGACCAGTGGAAGGACATCAAGAGCAGTCAAGAATTAGGAGAGTAAGATGGCAGCAAAGAAGACACAGGCAGATACTGAGAATCCCACCATGAAGGAGGTGTGGGACACGCTCAGTGCAATCAATGTCAACGAACACACAGAGTCCAAGATGAACCTGACGTATTTGTCTTGGGCTTGGGCGTGGAAGATCCTGAAGGACAACTACCCGAACGCAACGTATGCGTTTACTTCGCACCGGGACAACGAATACGAACAGGGCAACATTGACTACATGCGATACCCGGATGATAGCGGTTCAGTTTTCTGCACCATCTACATTGGCAAGCATGTGAAGGAGTCGATGTGGCTACCTGTCATGGACAACAGGAACAACGCAATCAAGGACCCGAACGCACGGCAGATCTCTGATGCAAAGATGAGATGCCTTGTGAAGTGCATCTCGATGCTTGGACTTGGCCTGTACATCTATGCAGGAGAGGATCTCCCTGATGAAAACAGCAATGCTTCTTCTTCTAGCAATGCAAGCAGCAGTGATAGTTCAACTGCTTCTGAAAAGGCCAAGCCAAAGGGCGATCCAAAGCAGGAGAAGAAGGCAGGAGAATCGAGTGAGGAGGTTGATGAAGAGGACAAGGTGACGCTCGTCCTTACTGAGTTCGTCAAGGATACAGAGACGACTGAGGATCTCTTCAAATTCTTCAGGGACAACCGGGAGGTCATCGATACTATCGAGGTCCGTAACCCTGAAGAGCATGCAAAGATCATGAAGGCATTCGCCTCCAAGAAGAAAGAACTTGCCGCTGGTTAGCGGACAAGCCAATAGAAAGGAAAAGAAAGATGGCTGACTACGACAACACTCAGAACGATCGGGCGAGGCTGTTCCTCTACCCGAACAAGTACGCAAAGACCGATCGGCATCCTTCGAGGACGGGACCGGGAGAGATCAGCAGGCTGGCTCTCAAGCGTATCGTCGAAGCCGCGAAGGCCAACGACGAGGATCCGATCCGGCTTCGCGTTGCAAGCTGGGAGCGGACTAGCAAGAAGGGTACTGAGTATACATACGTCACCGTCGAGCCCGACGAAAAGGTCGCGCAAGAGGATGACAGCGATATTCCGTTCTGATCTAAGGAGCGGTATAATCGCAAGAGCCTGAGAGGCACGTTAGTGGAGAGTCAGGCTCATGACTAAAAGGTTGGGGGAGGTCAGGTAACTGGCCTCCCCTTTCCGATTGGAGACTCAGTGACAAAAGAATTCGATTCAGTCTCTAGACCCTCGCACTATGTAAAGGGCAGGATCTACGAGCCAGTCAAAGTGATAGAAGATTGGGGACTTAACTATCACTTGGGCAACGCACTCAAGTACATAAGCAGGGCAGGAAGAAAGACTGACTCTGCTGAAGATATAAAGAAAGCCATCTGGTACCTAAACAGAAGGCTTGAGTACGAGCAGGAGAAGAGGGAAGACTTTGCCGATCTCTACAAAGCAGGACTGGAATAACTTGGAAGCAGCACCTCTCGGACTAGAGGAGGGATTCGCAAGCATGACTCCAAGAGACATGAAGTTCTATAGGAAAGGATTCGAGTCTGCCTTCAAGCTCATGTGTGAGTATGTAGAAAATGGAGTTGACTTGCAGACTGCAAGGGAGAACGCAGAGAAGATCATGAGCATCGAGAACAACTCAAGGGCAGTGCCGAAGGTGCGGCCCTAGATTGAGTCAATCGCACTGCAATACCTTTCTATCTGAGATATCCACAACTCAAGATCTTTATACTCACTAGCTAGGATCATCCGTTCTAAATCCCCCACCACTTCCTCGGTTACGCCGGGGCAGGGTGGGGGATTTTTTGGTTTAGGGCTTACGCACCCGAGAGCGCATCCTTGCGACAAGCTCACTGCCACGAGCAAGTGGGCGAGACATCTCATCCTGAAATCTCTGGATGATCTCGACGTTCTTCTCCGCACGTTCAGCCCTCTTCTTATTCTCGGCAGAGTCATGAGCAAGTTTCACAACGAGAAAGATGAGCATGCAAATCAAAACCATGCCCAACCCAAATGCAAGGAGAGTGTTCATGGCCCTACTCCGTAGTGGCATTCCTCGCATTACCAAAGTTCAACGCAAGGACATCAACGATTTTTCTCAACGAAGCAATCGCACCACTAGCCTGCGTGGCCTGCGGGAAAAGAGCAGCAACCGCTGCCGCAACACTGATCACAGTAGTCGCCACATTAAAAAGACCCGTAACATTAAGAGCAATCCATTCCATTATGTTCACCTTTCAAAGGGAAAATTCTTGGACTCATCGCTTCCACCCCCTTCCATGAAAGCGTCCATTATCTCACCGTAAGCAGTCCAATAGACTGGCCCATGCTCCGGCCTTTTGAATTCTACACAAGCAGCAGGCCACAAGTAAGCGTGTGTGTATTCATGGATAAGAGTCTCTAAACACTGTGATTTTGTTAGGCAGTTCTTTGAAGAGACATAGATTATGAATCTCCTGCTGTCCCTATATGTCACACCGTAAAGCTTCTTCGACTCTTTCGTTGGCCTTCCATTTGAGTCAGGCACATATTCAGGAAACTTGAACACGCACAGCTTGCCGCAAGGCCAAAGAGACTCCATCCAAGCGAGAACCTGAAAGCATCTTTGCTTTCGATTCAGCTTAGGCATTGATTGTATGCACTTTCTCTACTGTTGATGTCTCATGATTAATGAACACCAACTGCTGGCTAGGAGGCTCCGGCCTGAAGCCAGAGTCATTTGCATATCCGTTATGCCCAACCGTGCAACCATTGCTGACATGAGTAAAGAAGGGAGAGGAAATCACATTGGAAGAATGATGATGACCTTGCACCCAAAGGTTGAATCCATAGATCTTCTGCTGCTGGTTCAGCCATGTCCATCTGGGAATCATCACGCCAGAGGAGTTCTCTTTCATCGAAGCCCCTCTTGCATGTCCGTGATGTGTTGTTGTGACAAAGTCACCAACGGTTGAAGTTGTGTAGTAAGTCCTAGCTATATGCCAATCCGGCTCCGAGTAAACCTCTGAGAGCCGTTGGTACATAGCGGTGTCGTAGCTTCTATCGGCAGACATACCCATCTGCATCTGCTCAGTATCTCGATCGTGGTTTGACACATCACCAGTAATGCTCACCGAATCGCATGGCTGCTGTTTGAGTAGGCGACCAAGCTCTTCATGAAGCATTGAGTATACGACTTCCATCTCAACCAAAGGTTCGTAAGGCGTGCTTCTCTCCATCTTGTAATGGAGGTCTGCATTCACCATAAAGTCTCCAAGCAAAGCTATCTGAAGATGAAACAAGTCAGAGCCTCTAGACTCAGCCTTCAAAAGAAAAAGAGCCTGATCCAGAATGGATCTGACTCTTTCTCTGCCGATCTCTTCATTATGTTCGTTGCCGTTTGAAGTCGTGTCTCTTGCAACAACCTCTGTCAGGTGAATGTCTGAAAGTGCGAGAAGAGCACTCTTCCTTTTCCTGCCCTTTTGCTTCGGGATCCTTTTCTTCTTTGGATCAGCCAAAGCTTTTAAGTTCTCTAAGGCTTCAACTCTCCCCCTAAGGTGGTGGTTCTCCTCATCCATCTGCTTGAGGTAAGCCTTGAGCTTTCTTATCTCCAACCTTTCCTTTGCATTAAGGAATGCCCTTACACCACCTATCCCATTGCCACTCAGAACATCCGTAGCTTCTTGGTGTAACGACTCGGCCTTCTCAAGTATCTCTTCTACTTGATCTATATCACTCTTCTTCTTCGACATATTTTCTTAGCACCGAACGGATAGTTGTGATCGAGCCCGGAGGCCCTCCCAAAACTTCCTTACACTTACTAACCACATGAGTTAGGGGTAAGCCTCTAGCCATAGAGCGACGGACTGCTTGGATGAACACTTCCCCTTTCTCCGGGTTCTCGTCCATCCACTTCTCTACTTTGCTTTTCTTCTCAGATTTGACCGAGATCATTTCAAGAATATCGTCAGCACTGGGAACTTCACTTTTCAATATCAACTACTCCCACCAAATGCTTTGGGGAGTCTTGAGAAAACTTCTATCCGTTTCCTTTGCAGCATTCGGAGTCTCTCTCCCTTTTCTTTTCTAGAAAGATCTGAGCGCAGCACTCGATCACTCTCAGACTTGATCAGCTTGAGCCTCTTGTCAGCTTCACGAACAAAAGCTCTAGCCCGCAAGGCTTCAGCGTTATCCTTCATGTACTCATTGACTCTCGACGGATCGCGAGTCTTAAGTTTATTGACGGTAGTGACAACCCCTTCAACTTCATCCCGCATTCGGTAGTAGTCTTCGGCGTAACCTCTTCCAAGGTTGTTAACCAAAAACCTCTTGAAGAAAGGCTTCTGAGTTACAAGCTCTTCTGCCTGATCGGTCAATCCAAAAGCGGGCCTGTTGAAAACAACATCCGTAAACAAGTCTATGTAGTTCCAGCCTGAGCCGATGTACCCACGCATGAGATTGTCTATCTCAAGAGGAGACATGCCAGCCCATTCAGGCAAGACATTCCCTGCCGCCCTAGCTATAGCGGTCGTGCTACCTCGGTACTGTTCTGCCTGATCGAGCTTCTGCATGAAGAACGGAACAATCGGCTGACCAGTGAAGAAGTTATAGTTAGTAGCCTGCTCCACCAAAGGTCTTATTGCCTGAGGCAATGGGTTAAATGCCAGAGTATTCATAATCGAATGACGAACTGCCCTAAGCCCTTCACCCGTGGACTCACCCATAGCTGCCCTAGTTAACTGCTCAGGAATAATCTTGAGAAGAATGCCTGCCTCGAATGGAATAGGGATCGCTGCGAACTTGTCATTCTCTGTGGCTAGGGGTCCGAGCGGTATGAGCCAGTTATCGTTACGGCGATACTCCTCTACGTTCTCAAAGTCTTCATCATCTATTCCATGCATAAGCGAATAGAGGACTCCCGCTCCGAATAACAAGGATGCCCTGTGGAGCAACGCTCTCTTCGCTTCGTCCGGGTCAATGCCGAGGGTGTTCTCCCCTTTGTATGCATTTCTATACAGAACATCTAAGCCCTGAATGCGGGCGTTCAGGAACGGGATCGTTGCAGTGAGGAAACGAAGCATGGGAGAGTTGCCTCTCCGGCTGAAGTTCAGCACCTCCATTGCTTGGAATGCAGCCTGACCAGTCGCATGCGTGTCTGCGTACTGAGTCAAGGCTTCGCCCGTAAGTCCACGCTCCTTCCCTTGCTCCCTGAATCTCTTAAGCTCTCGATCGTAGGTTCTCTCGAATACCCTCTGCCTAGCAGCAGACTCAGAGAAATTGCCGATATCACCAAGAAGATCCCAGGTTCTAGTCAAGATCTCAGGAACAGACCCTGCATCAGAGATCCTTCTGCTGAATCTCTTCTGGATACCAGCAAGGTCTACATCCTTGAGTTCAAGACCACCCACAGCGCCAGCCTTAACAAGCCTCTGCTGAGTAGTCTGACCTCCGGCTTCCCTTTCCATAGTATCTTTGAAGATTCTCTTGAGGGAGTCAGTAGTTGCACTGATGGGATTACTCGTCGTCGAATGCGTGAGCCAACTCAATATCGCATCACGAGTAGTATTGGCGAGAAGGAAGTCGGGCATCCTAGTAACGCCCTCTCGCAAAAGTCTTGCGGGAAGAGAGAAGACCTTGGTGATCCCCTCAAGCGGGCCCTGCCCATCGAATGAACCAACCATCACATCATGAAGGAAGGGGTCTTTGACGTAGTACCGAACAGTCCTTCCATTCTCATAGACACTGATCGCACTACGCTCAACCTGACGATCAGCAAAGTTGCTGTCGTCAAGCCTTCTTGCATCACCAGTAACAACCATGTTCCTAAGGAACCTGTTTGATGCGACGTTCTTCATACCCTCGTTGATCAAGGCCATCGAGTTCTTGATGGTGGACTCGATCGGATCATCAAGGTTGCCCTCGCTGAAACCTTTGTACTTCTTGGAAGGACGTTTCGGGAGCATGCTGTTAAGCATCTTGAAGTCGTCCTCAGAATTAGAAGCTCTTCTGAACTTCTCCCTGAGTTCGCCCTCCATTTCTCCAGACGTGTCCAGATAGAACGGGACATAGTCAGCGTACTCAAGCCAGATCTTTGCCTGCTCATCGTTCAAGACACCAGTCTTAACCGCGAAGTCAACCAACGACTGGTTCCACTTCTGGAGATTCGCAAAAGCAATGGGAATCTCAGGATTGTCATACCCGATCTGGAGTGCGTTCTCCATGTTCTCACCCTTGAACTGCTCAGGGATAGGCTTCCCCTGTCCATCAAGGCGATATGCACGGACAGCCCTGCCATAAGTGAAGAACTTCTCAACGTAAGAATCATTCACCTTGGCGATGGCACTGAGGATCTTGATAAGTCCACCAGTCCCCTCGTACACGCCGGGCTTCTCAACCCGTCTCCTGACAATCCCTTCACCCGGCACAAACATCAGTGCATCATCAGCGGAATTCTCAAGGGTCATGTCATTAACCATGACCGTGCCGTCCATCCAGTCACCACCCTCAACGGTGGTGAAGTCGATGGTTCCATACTTGAGCATTGCCTCAAGGAAAGCGCCAGCCCTGTCCTTCAGCATCATCATCGCATGTGCTGAGGTCGAGGCCATCTCAGGGATGGTGAGACCAAGCTTGCCTTCACTTCTAAGCTTGGCAGTCGCAGCTTTCTCATTCCTGAACACAGCATCGTACTTATCAATGTACTGATACCGGAACTCTTCCCAGAAGGGGATGTCTTGATAGTTTCGGAATGCACTCGTAAGAGAGTCAAGGAGAGATTGCTTATCCCCCCTCTGCCTCATCCCGCCCGGACCCATGTAAGCATCGATTGCCTGCTGCTCTGATTCAGAGCTAACAGCAGCAAGCCTACTTGCAGCACGTCTTCCTGTAGAGCGAGGGCCGAACGATTCGTCTTTATCGTAGAAATCTCTGACCGCTGAGGTTGTAACAGCCTCGCCCTGCCGGGGTCCGCTGGCGAAACTTCCTTCGGGAGAGTTCATTGCATATCGCTCATTTGCGTATGCAGTGATGACGTTATACCGAGGCCCCTGTATGTAGGCACTCGGCTGATCGGTGTACTTCATGACGACTACACCGGGAGCAGTAAACCCATCACCCTTCCAAGTGAATACAATCTTCTGACCGAAAGGATCGTAATGATGCTGTATCTGCCCAGAAGAAAGATCCTTGGGAGAGTTCTTTAATTGTTCAAAGAACGCAGACAGGAACTCATTAGTGTCAACATACGGAGTATTTCGGGCTATGTCTGGATTGTGTCGTTCGATGTGACGCTCACCGAATAGCTCGGTAGACCCAGCCGGTATATAGATGGGGATGCCTACACCCTTCTTGCCCATGTATTTTCCGACAGAGTTGAACCTTGAGTAGCCCCATGTCACGGCAGACATGAGCTTCTTCGGGTCACGGGTCTGAGGCACAGGCTTGTTGGGAGGCAGAGTGGGCTTGTCTCTATCAGAAGGATTTCTCTGATCATCAAGACGAGTGTCTCTCTCGAAAGAGGAACGACTAAGCGCCTGCCTTCCTCCGGTACGAGAGTCCGGCTGAGACAACGGATCCTGCCGGACAGTCTCGTCCATGGATATACCCATCTCTGCCGCAGCAGATCGGAGCATATCCATAGCCATGTCTCTCATCAATTTGGGATCAACGTCTGTCGGGATAACGCCGATCTCGCCGGGGTTGCCGAACTGGCCGGTCAACGACCTGTAAACAGCGTCAGCCAAGTTGATGCTGTTTTCTTTATTGAACTCTTCATCAGATATTCTGATCCCAAACTCTTCTTCTAAAATTCTTCGCTGTTCAATAAAGGCTTCATACTCCCAATCGACAGCGCGCATCGCATCAGCCAAGGTCAAGGCTGTGTCGTTGCGATGGTGGGGTCCACGAAGTACAACGCCCATCGCTCCCGCGCGGCGACCCCTTCCCCCGTATCGGTCTGTCATCTTATCGTTGACAAGGCCATGAGCCACTTCATGAGTAGCTCTCCAAGCAAGGGTGTACGCATGGTCTCTAAACGATCCCTCTTCAGCAGAAGGATCGAAGAGCCAAGCAACACCTTGGTCATAGCTTGGGGTATTGGGGTCTTGGAAGTCAGGGTATAGAGCTTTGCCGTTTGGCCCAGACTTGGGACCAAACACCCTGTACTCCCAGCCAATGCTATCAAGCCAAGGCTTGAGCTTCGCATCCACACTCTGAACAGTGCTTCCAAAAGCCTGCTCAAGGGGGTAGATGCGAAGCTCATCAGAAGTGTTGGACTCAGGGGCAGCCTCCAGTCCAAGATTTCTGTACACAGCCCTCTGAGCTTCGGGTGTATTCCTGACACCTCTATGAATATCAGAGAGTTCTAGAGGATTGCCCTCGTCTCCTAGAAGTCGGAGGCCCCGGTTATCGCCCGAGTCGAGCCCTGCTCGATCGACTCCTCCACCAAGTCCTTCACTTCGGACTGGGAGCTTCGCTCTAGAGACAGACCTTCTTCCTCCTTCTCCTTGCCTTTCGAGACCTCTTGCGACGGCTGCTTCGATCGTCTGCTCGACGGCCCCCCTACTATCACGAAGCCCTTCGACGACGCCGGGTCTGTTCTCAAACCGCTGAAGGTAACCTTGCCCATCTTTATTCTCCGTCCAATCATTGCGGGCGATCTGAATCGAACCCGGCACATATGAAACATCTATATCGAAGTCTGTTTCTTTACCAGCTTTCCTGATGCCATTCAATAGCATCGAGTTCATTGCTTGCTCTGCCTTGGCTCTATTTGAACTAGCCCAACGTATGAGCTTCCCGTTCTCATCTCTGAACGGGAGATAGATTCTCATGGCAGAGACACCATTAACTTCTACTGGTGAGAAGCCGAGATCCATCTCTGTGTTGTCTAAGACCTTCTGCCAAAGCTCAAGCTGGTTCTTGGTATCAGCAAGCTCAGGAGCTTGAAGGTCAACAAAGAAGTGGTTGGCTCCAGAAGGGATGTTCCCCCCTTCAGTCATACTTAACTCATGACCAGACCACACTTCTGTTTGCTGAAGCAGGTACCCAAGTGCATTCGCCATATCCAATGAAGTCTCAGGCGTAGCTAAGAATTCAATCTGGCTAGAGGCAGAGACTGAGTTAACCCAAGAAGATATGCCGGAATCGTGGCTGACTAGCGGCGGGCTACCAAGAAGATCGGAAGCTTTACCTAGAGCAGTGCCAATCGCTGAGTGAGTTGCAGATATTTGATTCTCTAGATCAAGGTCTGGCAATCGAGAGAAGACTTGGTTGTACGGAGCCCCCTCCCCAAACTCAAGTTCAGAGGAAATTCTATAAGAAGAACCGGCAAGAGCAGAGTCAACATTCTGGGCAGGCAATCCCATCTGGATAAGATTGACCATCCATCCAAGAGCTTGAACCTCAGATGTTCTCAGAAAGTTCCCACCAAATTCACCAGTTTCGTTCAGGTAGTCGCGAACCTCATTTAAGAATTCAGCAGAAGTTTCATACTTCGCTTCAGTCGGAGCCCTTTTCATGTCCAACTTTAAGCCCCGAAGCTGAGACTTGTTCTCGACCTTCTCTTTCAACCTCGTTAAATGAGCACCATCGATAAACCCAACATCTCTAGCTGAGTGAACATCGATAACAGCAGGCTCACCACCCAGAGGATTATCACCCATCCAAGTTCTAGTCTGCCTCCCTAAGGCCGAGTCAACAAAGTCGTAAAGCTTTTGACTCCCCGCTTCCATATCAAGACCTTCAAGACCTTGATCAATGACAGTTCTCCAGAAAGGAATAAGTCGGTCATCTGCAAGACCACCCTTCTTCCTACCTGCTTCAGTGTCTCGGCCAGTCAATACCTGCTCTCTCACCAAGAGAGCATTTTGCAGTGCAGCAGAGGGAGATGCATTCTGCTGGGCCATCAGCCAAGCAGCAGCAAATGCAGGCCCTTGGTCTCCGAAGACCTTTGCGAACTCACCATTAACTTCGTAGTACCAATTTCTGAAGTCGGTGATTTCTTGGTCACTCAAGTTCAAAGACTTAACTCTCGCCACCCAATCCTCTGGCTTGATCTTGCCAATCGGGTAAACCGTTCCGTCCTTAAACTTCAAGACACGCCTATTGTTAAGAGGCTGTCCGGGTCCAGACCTGTACTTCTTAGCCTTCTCCTGCCTCTTGACCTTCCTATTCACTCTTCCTTCTGAGCCTTCAGGAATAGAGAATGGGTTTGGAGCATTAGCCGGAAGTAATGAAACATCACCCCTTAACTCCGCTCTATCCGACTGGCTCACCGGGAGAGGAAGGTTGGCCCTCCTGCGAGCAGACCTAGAAGTAGCCGTCTCCCTAGTATCATCTTCTTCCGCACTAGCAGGTTGATCAAAAGTTAGTGAACGGATCGGAGAGCTAGGCGCAAGAACTCCAGTTCTCTCAAGATTCGCAATCGTGGAATCCTGAAGAGTCTGATCAACGTAAGCTGCGCTGGCGATGGACGCGATAAGCTTTGTGTACTCTTCCTGATGACGGCGCTTCTTGTAGTAAGCGTCACGCATCATGTCTCTCTTGAGGCGCTGCTGAAAGGTGTCGCCATAGAGAGTCTGGAAGACTTCATCAGAAGAGCGGAATCCAGCACCTCGAAATGCATTCCCGATATTTAGGATTGCTCTTCCCATCTTCTGGAAGATGTTCGCAGGCTTACCTGTAACATTCTTCTTGTCCGCACCAAAGTCTTGAGCCATAAAAGCAATAGCTTCTTCGGTGAAGTCATCGCCAATCCAACCCTCGGCCTGACCTTGCTCAGCGTAAAGCTCGTTAGCTAACTGCTGGTAAGTGAAGTCAGACGGCAAAGCTTCAAGGCCACCAGCCTCTCGCTCCCGATTAATGCCTGACAGAACGGAACGCTTTATCGGAGTACGAGCAGCAGCACGCTTGAGTACGTTGTACTCACCTCGCGTGATTAACCCAGATCTAAAAGCCCAGTGAACAAGCTCATGATCAACAAGCTTGTTTGCCTCAAGAACCATCTCATCAAAGGAGAGGTCAGGATTGTTAAGAGAAGGAGCGTCGAGAGCAATTTTGATTATGCCAGTGACAGGCTCATACTTAGCTTCGCCTTCACCTTCAAGGGTGCTCACAACCTCAACCCTGAAATTATTTAACCTTCTATCTTTCGATAAGTACTTCTTTACACCCTTGGCTAGCTGTTCAGCCTTGGTGTCTGCACCGGCAGGTTTATCCTGACTGATTGGAAACTTCTTCTCCGCAAAGGCAACCGGATCTTCTAATAGTTCAGCAAGATCCTGTGCGCTAAGGCCAAGCCCCTCCTCAAGAGACCCATCTTCCAGAACTCTTCTTCCGAAAGACTCAGCGCCGCCGGAAGCCTTGTCCCTAAGCCTCTGCGCTTCGGCGTTAGCCTCCGCCTCAGTAAGAATCCCATCGTTCTTCTTTACCGGGACTCCCCTCGCTCTAGTCTTCTTGCCGGTCTCCAGACCGACCTCGTACTCAACAACGCTGAATACATCTTCCTTTACAGGGATAGAGCTTATGCCCTTCTGCCCCTGCTCTCTTCGTCGCTTGATGTCCTGTCGAGCCTGAGCGGGAGTCTTGTGGTAGGAGAGAACTCCTCCGTCCGTACCCTTGACTACCCACTCCTTACTCTTCTTGACTTCATACTCGTACTCTTTGACAAGCTCAGGCTCTGGCTTAAGCGTGGGTCCAAACGGGACAAGCTCAGACTGAAGTACGTTAGGGGCAATAACACCTGAAACTTCCCTGACAGAAAGCTCGGGTATGCCAACAGGCCCTCTACCCTTTTCCCTAACAGACTTGGCTTCGGCTAGATAATCCTTCCTGGCTTGGTCAGCTTCCTTCTTGGTGTCAAACGTCGCAAGGCGCTCAACCTGACCACCACCTCTCTTTACCTCTACAGCGTATTGCTTCTTCCGCGCCTTAGGAGTTCGCGGGACAGTTATTCGACCGGATCCATCATTAGCAATATCACCCCTAGCAATAGCCTCATCTATTGCGGGCTGGTAATAGCCATCATTCCTGAAGCCGGTGATCTCCTTAAACTTCTCAAGATCAGGATAGACACCGTTGTTCTCTAATCTCGCGTAACGGAGTACGGCGTCATACGCACTCTGAGGTACAACCACATCGATATCAGAATCAACGGAAGTACCAGAAAGAGCGTCACGAAGATCCTGAGCAACATCTTCATCTACCTGCGGTATCCCTCTTCTTGCACCCTGACCGGGCCTAGATACCAAGCCAAGATCATCAAGCCTGTTCCGATAAGAGGCTGCAATGTCAGCAAGCTCTTTCTCGGACACATACCTCGGGTCCACGCCAAGAAGGCCAGTCTCCTCTAGAGCATTAAGGATGTTCTTGTCAGAGAGTTCCTTCTTCTTGCTCTTGAGGATTGAGTCTACAAGGGAGAGTGCATCCTTCTTTGAGGCAATAGCAAGACTAATCTCTGCTTCCTGAACAGGAAGAGCAGAGACAGCCTGATAAACTTCCTCAAGCTCTTG